CTATTCAAAAGTATAAGGATGAGTTATCTATAAACGGTGATTTGTCCTATTTAAATTTAGACTGGAAACCAGTTCCAATTATATCTAAGTTTGTAGATATTGTTGTGAATGGTATAGCTGAAAGAACATACGATATAAAAGCTTTTTCACAATCACCAAACGGCGTCGAAAAAAGAACAGAGTACATGCAGGCAATACAAAGCGACATGGAAATGAGGGAATTTAACCAAGAAGTTGAGGCTAGGTTTAACGTTGACACGAAAGAAACAAATATAGCTAACGAAGACTTGCCAGAGTCTAGTGAAGAGCTAGGCATGCACATGCAACTTAGTTACAAGCAGGCTGTTGAATTAGCTGAAGAGCAAGCTCTAAACGTGTTGTTTGAGGGTAATAAATACGAGTTAACTAAAAAACGTTTTTATCAAGATTTAACCGTACTAGGTATTGGCGCTGTAAAAACAAACTTTAACACATCTCAAGGCGTTACTATAGATTATGTTGATCCTGCAAATTTAGTTTACTCTTACACTGAGTCCCCATATTTTGACGATATTTATTATGTTGGTGAGGCTAAAACTATTCCTGTAAATGAATTAGCAAAAGAGTTTCCTCATCTGACAGAAAGTGACCTTGAGGATATAATGAAAAATAAATCTTATAATAGATCTAACTATAACTCTAGACATAATTACGATAAAGAAGATAATAACACTATACAGGTTTTATATTTTAATTATAAAACTTATATGAATGAAGTTTACAAGGTTAAGGAGATGGCTACTGGTGCTGATAAGGTTATTCCTAAAGATGATTCGTTTAATCCTCCACAAGATATGGAAGGTGGGTATAGCAGAATGTTGAGGTCAATAGAGTGCTTATATGAAGGCGCTATGATTCTTGGTACCGATAAGTTACTTAAATGGGAAATGTCAAAAAACATGATGCGTCCTAAAAGTGATTTTACTAAAGTTAAAATGAATTATGCTATTGTTGCACCTAGAATGTACAATGGTAAAATAGACTCACTAGTAAGGCGTATAACAGGTTTTGCTGACATGATTCAGTTGACTCACTTAAAACTACAACAAGTTTTATCTCGTATGGTTCCAGATGGTGTTTATTTAGATGCTGATGGTTTAGCTGAAGTTGATTTAGGTAATGGTACAAACTATAATCCACAAGAAGCGTTAAACATGTTTTTCCAAACAGGTAGTGTTATTGGTAGAAGTTTTACTTCTGATGGTGATATGAATCCAGGTAAAGTGCCTATTCAAGAAATTACATCAGGTTCTGGTGGAAATAAAATGCAAGCTCTTATTGGTAATTACAATTACTACCTACAGATGATAAGAGACGTAACCGGTCTTAACGAAGCTAGAGATGGTAGTACACCAGATAAAAACGCTTTAGTTGGTATTCAAAAAATAGCAGCAGCAAATTCAAATACAGCAACTAGACATATATTACAAGCTGGACTATACTTAACAGCTGAAACAGCTGAGTGTTTATCGCTTAGAATATCTGATATTATAGAATACTCTCCAACCAAAGATGCTTTTATACAAGCTATAGGTGCTCACAACGTGGCTACGTTAGAAGAAATGTCTGAGTTACACTTGTATGACTTTGGTATATTTATAGAATTACAACCAGATGAAGAAGAGAAAGGTAGATTAGAAAATAATATACAAATGGCATTGCAACAAAAAAGTATAGAGCTTGAAGATGCTATTGATCTTAGAGAAATACGTAATATTAAGCTAGCAAACCAACTATTAAAAATACGTAGAAAAAAGAAAGAGCAAAAAGATAGAAAGTTGCAAATGGAAAACATACAGGCACAAACACAATCTAATACTCAAGCCGCTCAAGCATCAGCACAACTAGAGGTTCAAAAAGAGCAAGCTTTAGCGCAAGGTAAAGCTCAGTTTGAGCAAATGAAAGCTCAAATAGACGCGCAAAAAATGCAACAAGAAGTTATGTTGAAAAAAGAACTAATGGCTTTAGAGTTTCAATACAACATGCAGCTTAAAGGAGTTGAGGTGGATGGTATGAAAGATAGAGAAAAACAAAAAGAAGATCGCAAAGACGAAAGAACAAAGATACAAGCAACGCAGCAATCAGAGATGATTGACCAAAGAAATAGTGGAAAACCACCTAAAAACTTTGAGTCCGCAGGTAATGATATACTAGGTGGAGGATTTGATTTAGGTTCGTTTGACCCTAGTTAGAATTTATTAATTATTATTATATTATATTATGGAAGAAGAAAACAAAGAAGTAGTCGAAGAGACTACCCAAGAAACGACTGAACAAGTCGATGAAAGTAAATTTGAATCTGCTGGAGACGATAGTGTCATTAAAGTAGATTTAAGCGCTCCACCGCAAGAAGAAGTAGAAACAGAAGTTGGGGCAGAGGAGAAAACTGAAGAAGTTGAAGCGGTAACAGAGATTACTGAGGAAACAGAAGTACAACCGGAAGCTGAAACACAAGAAACTCCAGTATTAGAAGAAATTACTGAGGAGGAAGTTGAAGAGGTTGAAGAACAGGTTGAAGAAGCTATAGCAGAAGCTGAAGCTACTGGAAAACCACTACCAGAGAATATCCAAAAGTTAATGGACTTTATGGAAGAGACTGGTGGAGATTTAAGTGACTATGTTAAGCTTAATCAAGATTACAGTAAATTAGATGATCAAAATCTATTATACGAGTACTACAAGCAAACAAAACCTCATTTAAACAACGAAGAAATTAACTTCCTTATGGAAGATACATTCTCTTACGACGAAGACGTAGACGACGATAGAGATATACGTAGGAAAAAATTAGCGCTTAAAGAGCAAGTTGCTAGCGCTAAAAGCCACCTAGACGGGCAAAAGTCTAAATACTATGACGAGATCAAAGCTGGAAGCAAACTTACGGGTGAGCAACAAAAAGCTATAGATTTCTTTAATAGATATAACAAAGAGTCAGAAGCAACTCAAAAAACAGTTAAAACAAACTCTGATATTTTTACACAGAAAACTGAACAAGTTTTCAACGACAAGTTCAAAGGTTTTGAATACAACGTCGGTGACAAAAAATACAGGTTTAATGTAAACAATGCTGAAGAGGTTAAAAACACTCAGAGCGATATAAGTAATTTCACCAAAAAGTTTTTGGATAAGAAATCTGCTTTAAAAGACGCTAAGGGTTATCATAAATCTTTATACACAGCAATGAACGCTGACGCTGTTGCAAAACACTTTTACGAACAAGGAAAAGCGGATGCTATGAAAAATAGTATTGCTAAAGCCAAAAACGTTGATATGAATCCAAGACAAAGTCATGGAGCTATTGAAGCGGGTGGTGTTAAATACAAAGTGCTAGGTGATAATTCTTCTGATTTTAAGTTTAAAATTAAAAACAAAAACAAATAACAATTTAAAAATTAAAAATTATGGCAACAGGATTAAATCAAACTGCGGGACCAAATTTGAATAGTGTACCGGCTTCACAGCAAGTGGCACTAGCTTCAAATTACATCGATTTCGCTACAGCAAGTTCTTCGGACGGCTGGGCACAACAATACCTGCCTGACTTAATGGATAAAGAAGCTGAGGTTTTCGGACCAAGAACAATTTCAGGTTTCTTATCACAAGTTGGAGCAGAAGAGGCAATGACCTCAGACCAAGTAGTTTGGTCAGAACAATCAAGATTACACTTATCTTATACAGGTACTCTTAACACAGGTAATTCGGTATTTACAGTTTTAACTGATATTGACGGTAACGTTGACGCTGATGGATTCGATCCAACAGATCACGGTATTAGACTTAATGATCAATGTTTAGTTGCAACTGCTGAGGGTACTTATAAGGGTATTTGTACAGCTCACTCTGGTGATACTGTTACAATAGCACCTTACGCTCAAGAAAATGCAGATGATTTAGCTGCTTTCTCTACGGTTTCAGCGGGAGCTGCTACTGTTTTAGTTTATGGATCTGAATTTAACAAAGGCGTAGGTGGTCAAGGAACTTTTGGTGGCGTTACAGCTTCAGGGCCTAAAACTACTACACCAACATTCAAGAGCTTTACTAACAAGCCAATTATTATGAAGGACTATTACGAGGTAAATGGTTCTGACGTATCTCAAGTTGGTTGGATTGAAGTTTCAGGTGAAGCTGGACAAAGCGGTTACATGTGGTATTTAAAAGCTGAAGGTGACGTTAGATCACGTTTTACTGATTACTTAGAAATGACTATGTTAGAAGCTGAAAAAATTGTTTCTACTTCGGTAGCTGTTGACACTGTGTTTAGCGGTGGCGCTGGTCTTGGTACAAACGCTGGTACAGAAGGTTTGTTTGCAGCTATTACAGATAGAGGTAACGTAACAACTGGTATCACTGGTGTTAGTGCTGCAACTGATTTAGCTGAGTTTGACGCTATTTTAGCTGAGTTTGACTCTCAAGGTGCTATTGAAGAAAATATGATGTTTGTAAATAGAGGAACTTCTCTTGCTATTGATGACATGTTAGCTTCTATGAATTCTTACGGGGCTGGTGGTACTTCTTACGGAGTATTTGATAACTCAGAAGATATGGCATTAAACTTAGGTTTCTCTGGTTTCAGAAGAGGTTCTTATGACTTTTATAAGTCTGACTTTAGATACTTAAATGATAAAGCAACTCGTGGTGGTATTAACTCAAGAGACGCTGTTGCTCCAATTAGAGGGGTTGTAATCCCAGCTGGTACATCTTCTGTTTATGACCAACAATTAGGAAAGAATATGAAACGTCCTTTCCTACATGTTCGTTATAGAGCTTCACAAGCTGATAACAGAAAATTAAAATCTTGGATAACTGGTTCTGTTGGAGCTGTTACATCTGATTTAGATGTAATGCAAATGAACTTCTTATCAGAAAGATGTTTAATTACTCAAGGTGCTAACAATTTCATGTTAATGAAGTAAGCGCAATTATTTTAAAGAGGGTGGAGCTTAGTCTCCACTCCCTTTATTTTTATTAATTTATATTATATTATATTATGGCAAAGAAAAAAGAAACAAAAAAGGTTGTAGAACCTTTAATAGAAAAAGACTTCAAAGAAGTTGAAACACCGGTTATGGAAACTCCAAAACTTAAAAAAGTTGAACCTAAACAACCTAAATGGGAGATAAAAGATAGAAATTACTATTTAACTGGTAATCAATCACCTTTAACATATTCTATAAGATCATCTAACGTTTATTATTTTGATGAAGAAAAAGGTTATGAAAGAGAGTTGAAGTATACAAATAATCAAAAAACCCCTTTTGTAGATGAGTTTCCAAAAGAAAGTCAAGCTAGATTAGAGCATATTATTTTTAGAAACGGACATTTAAGCGTACCTAGAAACAAACAAACTTTACAAAAACTTTTATCATTATACCATCCACACAATGGCAAAGTATTTTTAGAACATAATCCTGTTCAAAAAGCGGAAAGCGAAATTGATTTATTAGAGTTTGAAATCGCAGCGTTAAATGCCGCTCAATCTATAGATATAGATATGGCAGAAGCTGTAATGCGTGTTGAGGTTGGTTCTAAAGTTAATGAGATGAGTTCTAAGGAGCTTAAAAGAGATTTGTTACTATATGCTAAAAGAAATCCAAGTTTGTTCTTAGAACTAGTGAATGATGAAAATGTTGTACTTAGAAACTTTGGTATTAGAGCAACTGAGATGGGAATATTAAATCTATCGCCTGATCAAAGAACTTTTTCTTGGGCTTCTAATAAAAGAAAGTTAATGAATGTTCCATTTGATGAACACCCTTATTCAGCTTTAGCCGCTTGGTTTAAAACTGACGAGGGAATGGAGATTTACTCCAATATTGAAAAAAGATTAAATTAATCTAACTGTAGATGCGGTCGCTCTACGGGGCGATCGTAAACTACAAATTAAAAAGAAATTATGGTAAATATAGATACGGTATATCAAA